CCCGCCGACAGGCGGGAGGTCAGGCGGGGGGCCAGCTGCAGGGGCGGGGCGGCTGGCCGAAACTTTTCGGCGCGCGAGCAGGCATCCCCCAAGGGGGGCGCGCGGGGGGAGCGCGGGGGGTGGCAGGCAGCTCGCCGCCCGCGCGTCTGGAGGTGACATGGGCAGGTTGAAGGGGCGCGGCAACGTGTCCCGGATCGGCAGGCCGGCATCCCGGTTGAGGGGCGCGCGGCGCGAGGCGGCGAAGCCCGAGGGCCAGCGCCATGCCTGGCACAACTGGTACTACCTGGCGCGCTGGCGGCGGCTGCGGTGGTCGGTGCTCGAGGCGGCGGACTTCACCTGCGCGTGGTGCGGCCGGATCGAAGCGGACACGTCAAAGCTGGTGGCGGATCACATCCGCGCGCATCGCGGCAACCCGGACCTGTTCTGGGATCGCGGCAACCTGCAGTGCCTGTGCAAGCTATGCCACGACCGAGAGAAGCAGAAGCAAGAGCAGCAGGGGTGGGGGGGGTAAATCCCTGGAACCGGCGGCCGCCGGAAACCGGCCGCCCCATCATTCGGAGATTTTTTTCTGGTGGATCGGAAATTTGACTTGCTGGGCGATCCGATCCCGGATGGGCGTGGGGAGCCTGGGCGGACGGGGCATATCCCGACCGCTGAAAATGCCAAGAAAATAAGGGCGTTGCTGGTGGCGGGAATGAAGAACCAGCAGATTGCGCGCGAGCTGGGGATCAGCGTTCCGACGCTGAGGAAGCATTATTTTCAGAGTGGCAAGATCAATGCCCGGGTGGCGCGCGAGATGGCTATCGCGGAAATGCGGGCGCGCAACATCCTGCGGCTCGATGCCCAGGCGGACAAAGGCAGCGTGTCCGCGATGAGGGCGCTGGAGCCACTGATAGACAAGGCCGAGCGCGAGATCATCGAAAGCGACATGGGCGGCGATGCCCCGCGCGAGAAGTCGCAAGGCGTGAAGCGCCAGCGTGAGCTGCTGGGTCATGAGGCCGATGACGAGCTCGACCGCGAGCTGATGCAGGAAGCGGATGGCCGCGTCCACTGAGGCGCTACCGCGCTTCGCCTGCCCGGATTGGTGGGAGAAAATCAGGCGCGGTGAGACGCCGATGGCGGACGTGCCGCTGAACAAGGCCAAGGCCAAGAAGGCGCTGGCGTTCTTCAACCGGCTGCGCCTGCCGGATGTGGCAGGCAACCCGCCGATGTCCGAGGCCTGCGGCGACTGGTTTCGCGATGTGCTGGTCGCGTTCCTGGCGAGCGAAGACCCGGCGACGAGAGAACGGCTGGTCTGGGAACTGCTGTGCATGGTTCCCAAGAAGAGCTCGAAGACGACATACAGCGCCGGTCTCGCACTGACAGCGCTCTACATGAACGAGACACCGAACGGGCAGATGCTGCTGATCGGCCCGTCGCAGAATATCTCGAACCGCCTGTTCGACCAGGCGCAAGGGATGATCCGGCTGGACCAGATGCTGGCGAAGGTGTTTCGCATACAGGACCACAAGAAGACGATCACCCGTTACAAGACGGGAACCGAGCTGGAGGTAAAGACCTTCGACACGTCGATCATCACGGGCGAGATCCCGATCGTGACGATCATCGACGAGCTGCACGAGCTGGGCAAGAAGAACGGCGCCCAACAGGTGATGCAGCAGATCAGGGGCGGCGGCATCACCAAGACCGGTGGCCAGCTTCTGATGATCACGACTCAGTCGGACAAGGAACCGGCGGGCATCTGGAAGGCGGAGATCCAGAAGGCCCGGGCGATCCGGGACGGAAACGCGGGGCCTCGCCCGATCATGCTGCCGGTGCTCTACGAGTTCCCGGAGCAGTTGCAGAAGCGGGAATCGTTCTGGCGCAACAAGGACAACTGGCCGCTGGTGCTGCCGAACCTTGGCCGCTCGATCAGCCGCCAGCGGCTGGAGGACGACTACACGAATAACGGGGCGGTGAGCCCCGAGGCTGAACAGATCTGGATCAGCCAGCATCTCAACATCGAGATTGGGCTGGGGCTGCATTCGGAGCGATGGATCGGCGCGGATCACTGGGAAGGCGCTGCCCGTCCCGACCTGACGCTCGACGAGATTATGGCCACGTCCGAGGTCTGCGTGGTCGGGCTGGATGGCGGTGGCCTCGATGACCTGCTGGGAATCGGTGTGCTGGGGCGGCATGCCGAAACAAAACGGTGGATGCACTGGGGACGTGCCTGGGCGGACCGGGGTGTTTTGACGCTGCGCAAGAGCATCGCAGAGGAACTGGGCGAGCTGGTCGATGCCGGCGATCTGACGCTGGTCGACAACCTCGACGCCGAGGCGAACCCGGAGATCGTCGAGATATGTCAGCGCCTGCAGGCGGCCGAGCTGTTGCCAGAGGAAAACGGGATCGGGATGGACCCCGAGGGCGTCGCCTCGATCGTCGATGCGCTGATCGAGGCGGGGTTCGACATCGAGGATATCCAGGCGATCAGCCAGGGCTACAAGCTGAACGCGGCGATCAAGGGCACGCCTGTGAAGCTGAAGAACAAGACGCTGTTGCATTGCGACCAGCGGATCATGCGGTGGTGCGTGGGCAACGCCAAAACCGAGACGCGCGGCAATGCCGTGCTGGTCACGAAGGCCAAGAGCGGATCGGCGAAGATCGACCCGCTGATGGCGCTCTTCAACGCGGTGACGCTGATGAGCTGGAACCCGGTGGCGGGCAAGGCCAAGGCATTCGAATACACAGGGATGTGAGAACGTGGGACTGATGGACCTTTTCCGGGGCCGCTCGTCGGCCGCGCCGGTGACGCGTGCCGAACCGCCGGTCACGGCTGCGGCCTCCAACGTCGAGAGCGCGACCCAGTGGTCGAACGGCTTTGTCACCTCGGGTGCGCCGTCGCGGGCCGGGGTCGCGGTCAGCGAGCGCACCGCGCTGTCGATCCCGGCCACGCTGCAGGCGCTGCGCATCCTGACGGGTGTCTTTGCCATGACCCCGCTGCACTACTTCCGCCGCGGCGACGGCGGGCGCGAGAATGCCGATGCTCGCGCAGAGGCGCAGCTGTTCCTGACGGGTCCGAACAGCCACCAGACGCCGTTCGCGTTCTTCGAGCTGATGATGGCGGACATCATGCTGTCGGGTGGGTTCTTTGCCTATATCAGCCGCGAGCCAGCGGGGAATGAGCGGGCGCTGACCAGGCTGACTCCCGGCGCGGTTGGCATCGCCGAGCACTTCGATCGGCTGGATGGCAAGACGCTGTTTTACGACGCGACCCTGCCGGACGGCACGCGCGAGCGTTTCCCGCGGCGGGACATCCTGCATATTCCGGGATTCAGCCGTGACGGCATCAGCGGGCTGAACCCGATCCGCTATGCGCGCGACGCGCTCGGGTCGGCCATCGCCACGAGCGAGCACACGGCGAGTTTCTGGGCCAAGGGCGGGCGGCCATCGACCGTGCTGAGCACCGAGAACCGGGTCAGCAAGGAAGACAAGGCGCGCATCCGCACGGACTGGGAGCGGCTCTATTCCGGCAATGACGGCAGCCGGGTCGCGGTGCTCGACCAGGACCTGAAGGCAATGTTCCTGTCGCACGACATGCGGGCGAGCCAGTTTATTGAAACGCGCGAGTTCCAGGTGGTTGACCTTGCGCGGATCTGGGGCGTGCCGCCGCACCTGATCTTCGACCTGTCGCGCTCGACATTCTCGAACATCGAACAGCAAAGCCTCGAGTTCGTGATCTACCACCTCGGCCCGCATTTCACGCGGGTAGCGCAGGCAATCACCAAGGCGTTCGCGCGGCCAGGTCACTACTACGAGCACCTGACCGATGCTCTGGTCAAGGGCGATCTCAAGAGCCGGATGGAGGCCTACTGGCAGCAGCGCCAGATGGGCATGGTCAACGCCAACGAGCTGCGGGCGCGCGAAAACATGCGCGATCTGCCGGGCGATGCCGGCACCGAGTACTGGCGCCCCAGCAACATGGCGATCGCGGGTGCGCCGCAGGGCGAGCAAACGGAAGGACAGCAAGATGCGGAATGAACTGAGCGCGCTGGTCGCGGCCATCCGGGCGCAGCCCTGGGCGATCATGCCCGAATACCTGGAGGCGATCGAGGCCATCGCGGTGCGGGCGCTCGACGATGACGCGCTGCAGCGTGTCGCGGCGGACGG